TACACTTCCAAAAATATAACTCCGGGAAGCCAAACGGTTTTTCAAAAATTTGTGGAACTTGTCCGAGACCTCCTTGGCATTCCGGCAAAAGCTGATACGGCATTTTCCCAACTGCTGACCGTGGCTTCTGATTTCTTCTCGATCCCGGAAGCAGAAATCGAACAGTTCGTTAAGTCGCGTTCTCCGGGGTCTTCTACCCCACTGCCGCCTATGTCGCTTGAGACTGAGCCAAGCGAATCCGCCGCTCCTGCGCCTGAGTCCAAGGAATACGTTCCTCGTGAGCGGCCTGTTGCGGAAGCGATTAAGCGGAACTTCGACCCAGCGGAACGGTTGGAGAACTCCACTGACCTTGCGAAGAACGCTGACAAAATCAAAGATGCAGTGTTTACCTATTTGGACGACATGATCGACAAACTGCCGGTATGGGCAGGGCGCGATATCGCCAAATGGTTCCTCGACAAAGTCGTCAATTTTTCCGAGGTTATGCGTGACCTCGCTTTCAGCTTGCTGAGTCTTAAGCAGTTAGCAGATGTGGCTACGCTGGTTAACCCAGAATTGGGTAAATCTATCTTGGCACTGCGGACTCGCATCGCGGAACGCAACGCCGAAATTGACCGGCAGCGGGAGCGCATCGAGAAGTTCATTGATGGCGCTAAGAAGCTCTTCAACAAGCACCCGCTCAAGGTTAAGAAGGAATTTGACCGGATCGTCCACGATTCCACGAGAGACCAGCTTAACTTCCAAGCAAGCCCCAATGAATTGCAAAGGATGCAAAAGGACGACCCCGAGAAGTACCAGCAGTGGGTAGACCTCAAACGGGATTTTGATGCACTTCCTCCCGATGTACAGAAGCTGTACTACGACTTGCGGGATATTTACGCCGAGTATGGCGCTAAGTTCAGAGGGTTGATCCAAGAAGTTTCTGACAAGGTTGGCGCGTTGGGAACTGGTAATAAAATCCTCGTCCAGATGTTGGAGCGACAGCTTAACCCTTACTTCCCGTTGTGGCGCAAGGGTGACTACTGGGTGCAGTTCATTGACTCCAAGGGGCAGGAGAACATCCTCGCGTTTGAACGCCCCGGAGACCGTCGTCGGTATCGCGCCCAGCTTATATCGCAGGGCATCAAGGCTAAGAACATCATCGACTTTGAGCGCATCAACGACCTCGATGTAGACAAGTTGCCGCCGACCAGTCAGTTCAAGGAAGTCATCAAACTCCTTAAAGAGAACAAAGTCAGCGACGCTGTGGTAGACACGGTGTTCCAGTCCTACCTCAACTTCTTCCCGTCGAACTCGGTGATGCAGCAATTCCGTCCTCGCGAAGGCAAGCTGGGTTACCGGGAAGATGCGCTGTCGGCGTTGGCTGATGTGGGCACTCGCATGGCAATGAACGTCGTGCAGTTCGACCATGTGAACAAAATCGACGATGCGCTTTCTGAAGCAAAGGGGCTGATAGGTACTGAGGGTAAAACTACTTCTTGGATCATGAAGGCTATCGACGCCTCTTTGATCAAACGAGAAGGGTACATGAAGTCCCCGATGCAGAAAGGTACATGGGGCAAAATTGCTTCGTGGGCTGGGTACAACAGCTACCGATTCTTCCTGCTCGGCAATATTTCCTCGGCTGTCGTCAACTTGACGCAGCTTCCGATTGTGACCTACAGCCTGCTGGCGGGTGAGTATGGTGCGGGGGAATCCCTCCGTGCGATGTCTGAAGCCAGCAAGATGTTTTTCCGTGGAGGCAGTGACAATAACAGCACGATGACTTACCCGTGGAACGACAAGCCGCTTACCGACTTCACGTTCTTTGGGACTAGGAAAGATGGGTCTCGCCCGGATATTCCAAAACACATGCAGGAGTTGTGGCAGCGTGCTGTCAACGAAGGGGCTATCCGGCGTTCAACTGGACAAGACCTTCAGTACCAGCGCGAGTACAGCGTGCAGACCAAGGAAGAAGAGACTGGGGCCGACAAAATCCTCAATACATGGAACAAGGTTGAGCATGGGCTTAGTTGGGTGTTCCAGAACTCAGAACGCTTCAACCGCGAGGTTACCCTCCTTGCGGCGTATAAACTTGAGTACAACAAACTCAAGAAACAAGGGAAGCTGACTGACGAAGAGATTGCTGAACGCGCCGCAACCAAAGCAATTGAAACGGTCGAAGAAGCCAACGGCTCTTCAATGTCTGAAACCGGCCCCGCTTTGTTCCAGTCCGACATTGGTAAAATCATTGGGACGTTCAAGCGGTTTGCTCTGGCTCAGATTTTTCTGGCGTCCAAGTTGTTCGCTAAAGCGTTCGGCCCTAGCTCTGGGGCTACCAAAGAAGAACGCTCCATTGCCCGGAAGCAATTCGGCTACATCAACGGCATGGCATTCGCCTTTGCAGGAATTAAGGGCATGCCGTTCTTTGGCGGTCTGAACATCATCGCCTCTGCCATTCTTGGAGATGATGACGAACCGTTTGACCTAGAAGGTGACATCCTCCGTAGCGAAGCCTCGTGGGCACTGCGCGGGCCTATGAGCGAACTGACTGGGGTAGATATATCCAGCCGCACGGGCTTCACTGACCTCGTCTGGCGCGACGATCCGAAACGCCTTGCCGAAGTGGGTATGCCAGCCTACGTCGCAGAACTCGCACTTGGGCCAGCAATGGGTGTGGTGAATAGTTTCCGGCGCGGTATGAATGATATCGAGCAGGGACACACTGAACGCGGTATCGAGGCTATGGTGCCTGCGGCTATCCGTAACGCAATGAAATCGATTCGGTTTGGTATCGAGGGGGCGACGACTAAGGAAGGTGTGAAGCTTGTGGACGACCCGAATGGGTACGAACTCGTTATGCAGTTCTTTGGGTTCACGCCCAAAGATCTAGGCGACCGTTACGCCGCCAACGAAATCATGAAGTCGGCGCAGCGGAATGGGTTGGAACGTAGAACGGCGCTTCTGGCCCGCTTGAACCTTGCAAAGCAAGAGAACGACCTTGATGAGATTCTGGAGATCCGCCGGCAAATCCACAACTTCAACACCAGAGGGCCGGGAGCGCGTATCGTGAAGCCGATTAAATCTGAAACCATCAGCAAGTCTGAAAAACAATACCAAGTGAAGCAACGTCAGATGGCTCAGACGTATGGGGTGTACCTTGGCAAGCCGATGAGTAGGGAAGTTCGTAACCTGCAAGAACTTGTGCCAGAGGAAGAATAAAAAAAGCCCCGCACTAGGCGGGGCTAATAACAACACAAGAGGTAAAGACATATGCAGGGGGAGGTTAGCATAGGGCGGGAATGCAAATCAACGCATCTCACCCCGTCTCAACTAGCGTCCCCTCAGTTCCATAGAAGTCTTCTCCGTTGTAGCAGAACTCATGTACGCGCACAGCGGGGGAGTCGATGTTGGTGCCCTTACCCATCCGCTTCTTCTGCTCGCCCAGATACGCCCCTCGCTTTCTAAAGTCCGTCAGCAAATCCTTGATCATCACCTGCCGTTCGGTACAAAAATCCCTAAAAGCCTTAGTGGTTATGAACAGTTTTTTCACATCCGGCTCAAACCTTATCGACAGATTTCTCTGAGGAGCCTGCACGGGTAACGGGTTCATCGTAGACCTGCCGTCCGTGCTGCTGTTGACGACCAGCACGCTGTCCCGGTGCTCGTTAAGGAAGTCCCCAAGGATGTCACCAATCTCAGGCACAGCGTTCGCTACATCACGCCGTAGGGTTGGGATAAGGTGCTCAAAAATCCACTCCAACACCGGCTCGACCGGAATGGCGTGCAGCCCCAGCTCAAAGGCAATCTGCCCTCCTACGATGCAGGCGGCAAAACACGCAGACCAATACCGCTCCCGGTTGTCCAGCTTGGCTCGCTTGTCGATGTACTCCTGCATCGCTCGGATGCGGCGGATGACCTCATCCTTGTTCCGTACAACCCACTCGGCGTAAGGCGCTCCAGCAACCCCGTAGTTCTCCATCAGGGTGACTTCAAACAACTCATACGCCTCGGTCTTGGACATCAGGTTCAGTGACTCCACCCGATACTCAATCAGCCGCATCAACTCGCCGTTGGCTGTGGACTTGCCAGATGACAGCTTGTCCACGATGGAAGCGTTAGAGGTGCATAGTCCGATGAGCGACCATGTGGTGTCGTTCTTCCGCTCCATGTTGACCTGTGACTGCATGCGCCCCGGCCCCATACCATGCGGGATGGCGTAAACCAGCTTAGAAGCCACATCCATCTGCATGTTGGTGACTTCATCAACCGTGAGCGGTAGGTTGTTCAGTACGCCAGCGCGGTAAATTTTGTGGGCGTAGGTGTCCGCCTCCACCGACAGTAGCTTGCTAGGGTGGCCCCAGATGCTATTGACCATCCGCATGATGGTCGTCTTACCTGTCCCGGAGTTCGGACTCACCAGCGCGAACATAGCCCCGTTGTAGCCAGTGAACTTGATGAGCGGTGAGCCGAAGCCCCCAAAGAACGGCAGGGCAAAGCCCTCTGCCCCCGGTGCAGCGTAGGTTTTGGTGATGCGCTTCCACTCGGTCAGCGACCCTTTGGCGTGCAGCAGTGTGGCAACCGATTCGGTTATTTCGGATGGGGGGCTGTACTTGGTTTCGGATACTCCAATCTCCTGCGTCCCCAGAATGAACTTGGTGTCACTCTCAGCCCAGCCCATCTGCGAGTGCAATACTTCTGTGTCCATCATCACTTGCTGCGCTTTCGCACAGGTAATGAGATACCACATCAACCGCTCCAACGCCTTGCCTGCGCTGATAACCCCACTGGCTGACAGCACCTTCCGCAACTCATCCTTGGAGGTCATGGAGTACAGCGGGATGATGAACTCCCGCGCCTTCTCTCTAGGTAAATGCAGCCGTGCCAGCGCAAGGTCTCCTCGCACCGAGTCGGTCATACGCTTGACGAGATACAGGGAGTGCTCATAAACCAACTCGGGTTCGTCGTCGTCACTCGCGACGTAAATAGCTCCAGATTTAGCTCTAAAATAAGGCTTAGGTAACGTCGGGACTTCGTACTCGACGGGGCTACCGCCTTCCTCAATCTCTACGATGACTTCTTCTTCGCTAGTCTGAATTTCCATCCCCAGCACAATCGGACTCTTAATCTTCTTCTTGTGCGTGCAGCCCTTGCAGCCGCCGGGGTTATGGGACTCGATGGTCTCGCACTTGTACGGCTTATCAATCAGGTCTTCTGACTTCCTTACTGTCTCTTCAAAGCTGTAGTTCGGGTGCTTATCGGAGATAGCGTGAATGCCGATTTCAAAGTCGGTGCAGTTTCGTGCGATGGACAACCCCGCACGCCATAGGTCATAACCAATTTTCTCCTGCTCGGTCGCAATGTGAACCAACTGCTGGCATCCCTCCCCACGCGCCGACTTCTCCATGATCAGTACAAACCGTTTATGTCGGTCGTCTGATAAAGACTTCATCAACTCGCTCGGGCCTGACTGCAAATAGTCAGGGGGTTCTGAGAGAAGAATCGTCACGCCTAACGCACGAGTGAAATCCTCCAACGCAAACTCTTCCCCTTCCAAAAGAATCTCTACAGGAACAGGGTCGCGCTTGTAGTTGAAGGTGCCGGGGACGCGCAGGATGCGAGCAGCATCTGCTGTGACGCTCATGTCGATCCTAAGCCCCTCTTCCCTGCATATCGCCTTGAGGCGCTCCGCAGTGGGCTTCCACTCTGTACGGGGCATAGGGCGCGGGGTTATCCAGTACGCATGGACGCCGTATCCAGAGGACACGATGGTAGGTGTAGGAAGCCCCTTCGATTCGCAGAACACCACCAACGCTTCCAGCCCTTCAGCCTGCGTCGCGTAAGGCTTGCCTACACCGCAGTCTATATCGACGTAAAAGGATTTCAGCGCGTGGACATTGGTCGTCTTTCGACCGTCTTCTTCATTCTCAAATGACGCACAAGCGAAGTAACCGTTGTAGGTTTGCTCGGAAAGTTCCTGTGCTTTGTCTACCGCACGGGAGATATCTTGGTAGAAAAACGTACGGGGCTTCTGCCCTTCTTTTAATCCGACTATGCAGTACATCCCATCGGAGGGGAGTACCTTCTCCATAAATGTCGTTGTGTTCATGTCTTTCTCTTCTTCTAATCTATTCCCATCCCCCGCTCGTTAATAAGGCTTGAATCTTTTCGCCATACACCGTCCTCGGTTCCGATTTGCCGGTAAACCACTTGTAGATCGTCATTTTGGAAACCCCAAAGTACCCCGCCATATCAATGGCGGGGATGTCTCGACTAATGCAGTACCGGCCTAACCGGACACCGAGGCTATCAGACGCTCGACGATTCGCATCGATGATTCGCGCACTGTAGCCTCGGTTATCCATTTACTCGTCGTCCACTTCGGTGGCGGCGGGCTTGCTCTTATTGGCAAACTTCGCCAACACCGAGTTCACATCAGGCTTCGCGGCAACCGTCTCCTTCTTCTTCGCCGGTTTCACTTCCGGCTCGTCCACCTCCTCAACCTCACCGCCGTTCGCCTTGATGGCGTCCTTCAGCGACGGGAGTGCCTTCTGGCCCTTGTCTGCCTGATAGACAGTCATGGTGACCGCCATCTTGGCTTCCGGCGATTGACCGAAATCAACCAGCTTGGGCAGCGCCTCCCGTGACGGGAACCCGATGGGAGAGAAGAACAGTTTCGGAGTGTCCGCGTCGTCGTCAAACTCCAAGCGGGTGATAAGGCGGTCGATAGAGTGCCCCTGCGACGCAACGTACTTGAAGTACTGCTGGTAAGGCATGTGAGCGATGTCGCCCTTGCCAAACAGGGAAGTCGCGGGAAGTTCCAGCATGTGAACGCCAGAAGCCAAATCGCTCGCCAACACCACCGCGATGCGCTGTTTAAAGCGACAGGCGCGGGTCGTGCCCTGACCACTGCCGGCAATGTTCATGGGGCAGTCGGCGCAGCTCTTCGACGGCGGGTTCTCCACGCTCGGATGCGGGGTCTTGCTGTCTGCCGACCAGCAGGTCGGGGGCGCAGCTTCCGCAGCCGGGTCATAGGTTCCGGCGTAGTAGGTGCGGGAAACGTCCTTGGCTTGGTTCACGACCACCACATCAAGAACGTCCTTCGCCTTCGCCACTTCCTCGCCGTTGACGATCAAGCGGAAGACCTTACCCCGGATGGAGATGCGCTTGTTAACGCCCCCCATCTTCTGCATGAGGCTTTTGGTGAGTTCGGACTGCCCTTCCTCGCGGATGTAGTCAGGGACAAGGTTAGTGCTAAACGGAATCATATCGTTCATCTTGGGGTTCCTTAAGATTTCTTACGGATGGTAATTGAGTATTCGGAGTCCACGTTCAAACCTGCGGGATGCAAGTCCGGGTTGGCTTCCAAAAACTCTTTCGTGTTTGACTGGTGGATACGCTTCTCAAGAAGCTCGAAAGCATCGTGCTCCTTCATGAAGCTGTGAATGGACGCCCAGTCGTTCGTCCAGTACTTCTTCTTCACAGTGCGGATAACCGTACCGTGGTTCGTGCGGATAGAGTCCGCGCCGATTTCTTTGCAGAGGTCGTTCAAAGCGGTGGTCAACACCGTCATGTCGGCCTCAATCTCGGCAACGCGCAGGGCGACGTTGCGTTCAATCTCACGCTTCTCATCACGCAGAGCGATGAAAGCCTCTACGAGGGTATCTACCCCGTATTCATCAGTATCCATGTCTTTTCCTCTAGTTCGTTGTTATGTGCGAATGGTGACGAATTAAATTTACTGTGTCAACTCTTCCCTGTACAAATCAATCAACTTTGCGTGATCGCCCAATTTCTCCCGCAGCATGCGGTAAATCTTCTGCTCAATCTGACTGCCTACGATATGCACCACGGTCATGGCGTTCTTCTGTCCCTGTCTGTCGATGCGAGCATTCGCCTGCAAATAAGTCTCGGTGCTAGTGACCGGGGCGTACCAGATAACGGTGTCGGCGGCGGTGAGCGTGATGCCATGAGCCGCAGCAGCAGGTTGGATGATAAGCACCTTGATGTCGTCTTCACCCTTGGTCTGGAACCGCTGGATGATGTCGTTGCGCTTGGTAGGAGTCACCGCCCCGGAAATGACCTCGCACGGGATGTGCAGCTTTACCAGATGCTCTTTGAGGAGGGTTATGGTGTGAGTAAATGGAACGAACACCAGCACCTTGTGCGACGCCTCCTCGATGACTTCCTCCACTACGTTCAGCCGGTTGGATACGTCGAACTCCACGGTCGCCCCACTGTTGGTGTAAACCGCGCCGCCTGAGATTTGCAACAGCTTGTTGAGGTTCACCGCTACGTTGGCCGAGGTGATCTCCTCTTCACCCGCTTTGACCAAGAACTCTTTTTTCAGAAGCTCGTAGTATTTCTTCTGCTGCGGCGTCAACGGCGCTTCGCGGTCGGTGTATGTAACCGGGGGGAGATCTAAGCAATCTTTCTTCTCAAACCTGATGGCAGGCTGCAAAGCCGTGTGGACGATGGTGGATGAGTTCGGTTTCGGTATCCATTTGAACCGCGTTATCTGCACCATCACCGATTCTTTGAACGTCGTGTAGAACTTCGGCACGTTGTCGGGAACGCACATCTTCGCCAGCCCATATGCATCCGCAGGGGATTGCGCCGCAGGCGTCCCTGTCATCAGCCAAAGCCATGTGTTAGTGGTCACTAACTTATTCATCGCCTTCCATCGCTTGGTGGTCGCGGTCTTGTAGGCGTTCGCCTCGTCAATGATGATGAGGTCAAAGCCGCCTTTGGCTATCTCGTCGGCAACGATGGAGATGCCGTCAAAATTGATGATGACGTACTCGTAGTCGCTTCGGATAACTTTTATCCGTTTGTCTCTATCTCCGTGGGCTACGCCGACTTTGCGGTGCATTGCAAAGTTAAACAGGTCGCGCTGCCATGCCGCCTGCATGATCGACAACGGACACACCACCAACACCCGCTTAATGTGCCCATGCGACAGCAGATAGTCTGACGCCCAGATGGCGCTCGCGGTCTTACCCGTGCCCTGCTCATTGAAACAGAACCCTCGGCGGTGCAGGGTCAGGAATTCCGCTGTGTCCTTCTGATGTTCCATCGGGGTATACAACCCCGGCCACTCGTAGTCCCGGCGAATGGGGGACGGGACGTTCTTAAACTTCAAATGGCGCAACCACTGCGCTTCTCTCAATTCCCACTCTACGGCAACGGTGGAGATGTCTTCGGTTTTACCTACTACTTTGCTTTTCTTTATCGCTTGGGTAATTTTGTCTGGATTTCTTGTGCGTACCGCAAGGTACTTGTCTTCAATGATTTCCATTGCCTTCCCGCAACAGTTTTGCTTTTAGCACTCGTTGTTGTTTCCCAGAATTACCGGGGCGTGTGAACCCCGCTTCTTCGACATAACCTTTATCCAGTAACGCTCGAAATCTAGCGGTGACGCTGGAATATGGTTTACCCGGATGCAACGCCAACACTTCATCTTGGATGCACCCGTCAGGATGGGCAGCAATCGTTTCGTACACCAATCGTTCTAGGCGTTTGGTATTTACAGATTCTGCGGCTGCATGGCTGGTCGCGGGATCGTCGCGGCGAACTAAAATATGAGCAGGTGTACCAAAATCGTTTTCCATGTCTTTTCCTTTTTAGGCTAGCCGGCTAGCCTGATTATTTTTTCTTGCGTGAGACGTTTTTCTTCACAGTGTGATCGGAGTTGCGGTAGAAGCTTCGGTTGTCGCTCGGGGACTCAAGGCGCAGGTTAGACAGAGAAGAATCGCCGCCCTTACTTAACGGCTTGATGTGTTCAATGTCCTTGCCCTTGCGCTTGATGACTTTGCCGTCCTTACCCGGATGATCCATCTCGTACCGTGCCCGCTCTCGGGCTGCACGGGCTGGCCCCTCACCTCGGGCCTTCTGCTGCTGATATTCTTTTTTGTAGGGTCTAGGTTTGTTGACGTAAGGCATAACCAAACTCCTTCTCAAAATCTGCTTCTAGTTTGTCGATGATGGCATCTACATCGGCGTCAGTATCCGCCAATTCTGCCTCAAACTCTTCCTTCATTTCATGCAGCAACCGTTTTTTATCTTCTGGTTTCTTCATATCAACCTCTACCGTTGTGCTCACAATCCAATACAGGACAATAATTTCGACAGGTAAAATTGGGGAATGGGTTCCAGATGTCAGTGTTATAGGATTCATCTAGTCGTTGAACGTCTTTTACCCATTTACCCCAAAACTTTTCGGCATCAGCACGATGCATTTCAATGGAAATAAATTCTTTGCTCACTACAAACAGTAAGCCAGCGTCGATGGTATCGACCTCGGGGAAATGCGCGAAAGCCGCAAGTGCCAGCAACTCAAGTTGCGCGGTGTCGGCGTAGCGGGCGCTCTTACCTGTCTTATAGTCAATCAACAGCGCGGCCTTATCTTCTGGCCTCACGATCAATACGTCCGCAATCCCACGCCACCAGACATTCTTCGCTAGGAACTCACAGGGCTTCAGTTCTTCCGTAAGCCCCATCTTATGCTCGTAGTATTTGTCGCCGGGAGAGTCGATGAGGGTGTCTACATAGGGGCGGATGTAGTCGTACTTTGCGGGGATGGGGATACCATCCCGGCCATACTCTTCAGCGGCTTTATGAACGGCATTGCCGTAGATCAGATGCTCGGCCTCGTCCTCCTTGATGTCCTTCAAAACTCGCAGCCTGTGGTATTTCCGAGGGCATTGCTTGAATAGAGAGATAGAGGAGTAAGACCAAGTGCTCATTTGTTTCGCGCTTTCTGTATATGCTTGCGGACTAAAAACATTAACCGACTATTGTCCAGTTCAATCTTTGTCAGTAACGCCAAGGCAGTCACGGCTTCGTCCTCCGTAACACCGACTTCTGCTTTCAAGCAGAAATCTTCAATTTTCCGCAGTGCGGTTTTGATTTCGGTGACGTACACCGAGTAGTCGTCAACACTCACCATAATTAGCTCCAATACCACTTTCACAATTCAAAGGCAACCCTTCCGCCCATACCGGGGTTTTGCGGAAACATTTCTCCACAAAAGCCTGCGCTGCCTCGGCGCCTGCCACTGGGGGTTGCTCGGGATCAACCGGAGCGACGATGGCGATAGCGTCGTGGACTGTCAAGACAGGGCGATACCGCTCCGAGATCTTGACCATCTGCTCGGCAATGACGCAACGCGCCAGCGCCTGCACTACGTTTTCAATGACCTTCCCGCCGTAAATCTTGGTGCGTCCGTTGCGAGCCTTGTAGCTGAACTGCCCCTCGGCGTCTTTCTGAAGGTCGGCGTAGCCCAGCCTGTAGCCGCTCGGCAGCACGAAGCCATACTGCCCCAGATACAGCGCATCAGGCCGCACCCCAATAGGGGTCGTTTTCTCCGCTAGCATCGCCTCAAGACACTTCTGCCCCTGCTTCCAGAGCGCCGGGATGGCTGGGTACGCTTCGCGGTATGTCGTGATGATGCGCTGGCACTCGTCCAACTCCATCGACACCCCCGCCGTCTTCAGCGACGATTGAAATTTCGCAGCGCCAAGACCATAACCACACCCCAAGACCACCGTCTTACCGAGGAACCGCTCGTCCTTGGAAATTTCGTCAACCGGCTTGCGAAAAATCTTGGATGCCATGATTTTGTAAACGTCCTGCTTGTCAGCGAACGCCTGCACCAAGTCGTTCTGACCGGCCAGCCACGCCAGCACCCGCGCCTCAATCTGACTGCTATCACAGTCGATGATCACATGCCCCGCCGGGGGAACAACGGACTCCTTGATCTTCCCCCCTCTCGGCAAATTCTGTAAATTAAGTTTGTCCGCACCACCCCAACGCCCAGTGTGCGCGGCGTAATACCGCAAGGGAACTGGTAAGGAACCTCGCTTGGCAATGCCAATGAACCGCTCGGTGCGCGTCTCCTCCAGCGTGCTCTTAGTCCCCAACCTCGCAGCCACCACCGCCTGCACCCGCTCATCCTCATGCTCCAGCAACTCCTTCAACTCCTCGTCGGTCTTGGCAAAAGCGTAAGTCTCCTTGCCCGTCGCTGGGCTAATCTTCATCGGCGGCTCAACGCCCAGCGACCGCAGGAGTTCTGCAAACTTAGGATTAGAATTGAGCGTTTCCGGGTCGGCCTCGCAGGCTGCAAGTAACTCGGCCTTGCGCTCCCGCACCTCCTCCAAATGCTGCTCAAGCAGCGGAAGGTCGAGTTCCAACACCGGCTCGCTGAACATCTTGATCGTGAGGTTGATGACTTGGAGTTCCGTTTCAGAAACCTTGGGCAGGTAAACGTTCAGCAAATCCCAAGTCAGGTCGCAGTCGTTCTTGCAGTACTCGCCGTACCGCGCCAACTCTTCTTCGCTGAAATCCAACCGCCGCTTGCCCATCGCATTGACAACCTCGGTGCCTTTCTCGCCAAGATTATGACGCTCTGCGCAGGACTTTAAGCTACTGCTTACTTCGAGACCATCTATCGCCCTCGCCAAACTGAGCGTGTCGCACCACATGTGGGGTTTGATGTCGAAGACCCACGATAGGATTGCTGCGTCAAACATTGCGTTGTGTGCCACGGCGATAGCGTCGCTCCAGTCAATTGAACTGAGGTAGTCCTGCGTTTGCTGATGCGATCCGCTAAACCATTCAGATCGTCCGTCGTTAACCTTGACCCCAACCCCGATGGTTTCAAAAAGTTCATGACGTATATATTCCTCAGTGGTTATCTTGGACAGCGAGAACTCGCGGTCGTAGTAAGTCTCAAAATCAATCGTCAGGATTTTCATTAGAAGTCCCCCACATCTTTTAATGCAGTCTTAAATTGCCAAGCAGCATCCGCAAGTTTCCGTAGATATTCTACATCAATGTCATCAATCTCGTCGTTGAAACAAAGCCTATCTAACTCTATCTTTGGATTAGACAGTATCCCTATTACCGCCGCGCAGACAAACAAGGTTTCTTTTATATCGTCAAATACAATTTCTATATCGTTGTCTCTTGAGAATTTCATACCTGCCCCCCTTTGTTTTACGTTTACCGCCCAGCTTCTGAACCCCCCAATACCACCGCCTCCCAATACCGTAACGAAATACATAGGGTTGTGATGATTTTCATTTATTTCTCTACTCTATTACGAATAGCCGCTGCTATTTCTTTCGGGTGCCCCTGCCACGGCTCTTCTGCAACCCGCGCACACATCTCACGCTCTGCTTCGGCCACCATGTTTGAGAATCTATCTACTTTCCTCATAAATTCTTGGACTTTTTCGGAAGAAAAATTCTCGATCATCTTAGGCAGTAACAACCCACACTCTTCTGCCATTCTAGTCACATCAAAAATAACCGAGTCTTTAAGTTCTTCTTTGTGTCTAATGTAATCTTCGACAATTCCCACTCGCTCGTATATCTCTTCGATAATGTTAAGCGTGTATTCTACTGAACCTTCTTTTGCTTCGCTCATTCTTCCTCCTTCTCTAGCGACCCTTGGAACATCCCTTGGCTGAACGAATCAATGACTGAACCCAACACCTCACCCCGGCGTTCTTCTGGAATGTTTTCCACAGACTTGTGTAAAAGTTCTAAAACGCTTTTAACCATTTCACCCCGCGTAAGAATCATTCCTCCCCCCTTGCGCGGATCGCTTCGGGTTCGGGTTCGGGTTCGGGTTCGGGTTCGGGTTCGGGTTCGGGTTCGGGTTCGGGTTCGGGTTCGGGTGTATGCTCAGCTTGCACTCTGCTTGGGTTGATGGTGTTCAAAAAGTCTTGGTCGCCAATAGCGTTCCATCCTCCATGCAGTTCATAGTAAATGTTTACTTTTTTATTTAAGTGAAACCCTATTAGCCAAGATAAAACTTTGGAATCCAAAGGCACTCCACACTCTTTGACTTCCAAATACATGGATTCATTTCTGGCTCTCCATGTGCAAATTACATTTGAGACGCTGGGCTTCAACCACTCGGGTAATGAGTGATCAACGAGCCACCCGCATCGGTATGTTTTGCATGGGCTATGGGGTCTGTTGATATAGATAGCGCACTTGTCTTCCGCGACGAACCTACAGGGGTTCCCTGAGTACATCATCTCCCCGTAGATATTTGCATGTAGCCACCCTTGGCAGCACATCGTGCATCCGCCGCAGGATCTATCATAAGGTGTGGTTTGCTCACTCATTCTGATTTCTCCACCCGGACGTACAGCGCCGTCCCGTCAGGCCAAACCGCGCTCGCGTTTTCCGCAATCACCGAAATCATCCACCGCCCGCCATACGTCCCATCAATACAACCGATGAGTTCGTACTCTTCCTGCTCCTCGGCCTCCTTATCTTCTTCAAACTCCCCCGGATAAAAACTAGCAAAGCTGTCTAAGTTTAGTGTTTCTAACGCCTCGTCCAGTTGCTGGTGTGTTTCCGACAAACGCACTAGCGTGTTTTCTCGATACTCGCTCTCGGTGAGTCGCTGCATCTCGTCCAGCCGGTCTTCGGCTAGCGCGGCGCGCAGTGCGTCCGCTTTTTCCCTGATTTGTGCTATCGCTTCGTCGATCCGCGCCAGCGATTCTTCGCTGCTCCCTTCG